ATTAGCTATCATTAAAGCTTCTATTTCAAGCTCTAAATTATCTATTTCATTAGCAGCTTCAGCTACGGGTTTGTATTCAAAAAAGAGTACATCTCTATGAGGGTGATATAAAGATAGCATTTTTTGTAATACAGTCTTTTCTTTAGGTACATGTAAATAACCATTTCTAAAAACTATATGAGCTAATCTTTGGTCACCAATCATTTCATCAACGAAACAAGTTCTTTGATTTGTTGTGTATTTAAGTTCTCTTTCATAACCTTTTTCTTCATCAAAGTAATGAACTCCTGAAGACTTTACAGAGTAACTTAAAGGTTTTCTATCTCTATTAAGCCAATATATCCTATCTTTTATTTCCCAAGAAGGTTTAGCTTGTTTTTCAATCTTTTTATTTGTTGGAGCAACAACTGCTTCAACAGTTTGCTCTACTACTTGTTCAACCGCTTTATCGGTTGTTGTTTTCTTTTTAGCCATAATATAATATAATAAAAATTAAAAAAATAAGGTGGGGCCGAAGCCCCATCCTATATTACTTCATCAACATAAAGTTGTTTGCGCCTTGAACTACTAAACATCTTTCAGATAAGTAGTTAATTTGCATAGCATCTAAGTCAGACGTTACAGCACCAACAGAACCAGTAACCCAAGTTTTCATTCTTCGGTCATCAGTTTGTGAAGCTCTATATCTTACGTGTAAGAAAGGTCTTTTTAGATTTGAACCTAATGTTTGATCATAAACAGTAGAAACACCAGCAGGTATAATAACACCTCTAATAGCATCTGTAGTACCTCTTTCGTTTATAGCACCTCTAGTAGCTTTATCGTTTAAGTATCTAAAGTCAGATTTATAGAAGTCGTAAGAACCTCTTCTGAAACCAGAGAAACCTAAGTTTAAAGCCATATCTTCGTCGTTGTCAAATACTCCGTAAGAAGTACCACCAGCTCCGTAAGAGTTCATAGAAGCAAGCATGTCATCGATAGCTAAAGCAGAAGCTCTATTTACAAATAACATGTTTTCTTCAATAGCACCTTGCTTGTCAAACTCTGCTAGTATAGCATCAAACTCAGCTAAGTCAGTAGCAGCGTTAACACCTGAGATACCAGAAGTAACATTACCACGATCTTCAATAGCAGCAAATAAACCTTCACTACCTGAATTAGTACCTAAACCAACGTAATCAGTATCGTTAGTACCACCAGCATCAAGAATATGAGAATTAGCGTTTGTTTTCTCAGCTTCCATCATTGTCATTTCTAAGTAATCAGTGAATCTAGATCTAGTGTCACCTTCAGCTTTTAAATACCATAAGAAACCACCTTGACCAGACTCTCCAGTTATTTCAACCCAACCTATTTGAGAAGCATCAGATCCTGAAATTTCATAAACATCTTTCATAATAAGAGGTTTATTTGTAAAAGACTTGTGAGTTGGTTTAACTGTTCTAGCAGATCCAGTACCTGAACCGTAAGACCCTTGACCAGTAACACCTTTCTTAAATTCAGAACCAATAACTAATAATGTTGCAGCTTCAGCGCTTTGAGTAGATATAGAAGAATCATCATTAAAGTTTTCAACGCTATATGGTTGAGCTGTAATAGCAATACCATCAACTTTAGTAACGTGAGCTTTTAATACTCTACCTGCTACTGCTACTAAAACAATATCGTTAAGTCTAACACCATGATCAGCGTCAACAAAACCTTCTTTAGTTGCACCAGCACTAATACCGTCAATATCAGACGTAACTGTAAACACAGAAGTATCTGTATTTAAAGTACCTAAGACAGATATGTGTAATCTACCTTGTTCTGACCAAATAACTTGATCAGCAGTCATAGCTTCTTCAGCGCCTACCTGTGCTAAGAAACCAGAAATTGTTCGAGGTCCAAAAACCTCAGCTTCTTTTTCCATTAAGTCTGGCACGTATTGTTGCGCCCAACCAGCTGTACCTGAAGCTGTAAAATCAATATAATTTGAATCTAGCGTTTGCTTCTGTGGAGCTGGAACACTATTCAAATTAGTACCTGGAGTTAATGCCATAATTTTAAATTTTTAAAGTTAATTATTTTCTTTTTCTCATTTTAAACTTTAATGAATTAGTGTCATCGCCTAGCACTCTTACTTTTATACCTCCAGCTGTAACTTCACCATGAGACGACCTCGCCCCGATGTCAACGTTTTTAGCTTCTGCAACGCTTTGCTTTATAGCATCAGCTTTGCCTTGTTCGTAAAAGTGTTTTGCGATAGCATCTGGATTCATCGCAGTAAACAGAGATTTATGATAACCAGCAGCATCTTTAATCGTATTATCTTCACCAATAAACTTATTGACAAAATTGTTTAAATCGCTTTGAGTTGTCTTAACCTCATCTATATTCTTAACATTGTAACGATACTTTTTGTCTCCAACGTTGAAATCAAAACCTTTGAACTCATTATTGAATACAGCATCTGTTCTTTGTCTGAATGCTTTTGTACTTCGCTCTGTAGCTTCTTGTTGAGCTTTAGAGTCTTTATTATATCTGTTAAAGAAGTCTACAGCTTTTTGTTGCTCTGCAGTTAACTTGCTACCAGCTTTAATATCTTCGTAATAAGTAGTTTTTTGTTTTTCTAAATACTTACGGGCTTTAGCAGCTTCTTCTTTTAATGCTATTTTTTTTCTTTTAATATCTTTAGCATCATCTATCTCTTCATCATAACTAAAAGTTTCATCTAATAAGAAGCTTCTTTCTTCTCCAGATAAATGAGGTTTAGTTTGTCTATAGTATTCATCAAGAACATCTGTAGTATCTAGCTTGCTAATGTCAGTGTTCAGTCTAACATAATCTTCTAAGCTACCACCTGTATCATCCATAAAGTCTATTAACTTTTGTATGTTTTCAGGTAGAGGTTTTCCTTTAGCTTCAGCTTCAGCTATTGCTTCTTCAACTACTTCTTCTACTTGATCAACCTGCTCTTTAACTTCTTCTTCAGTTATCTCTTCTAATACTGGTGATTCTGCTTCTTGTACTTCTGCTTCCGGCTGTACTTCTTTTTGTTCTTCTGTGGCTCCGGTGTTTTCATCGCTTCCCACCACTCCTGCTGGGTCAGCTGTTGTTTCTTCAGTTTCATTGGTTTGTTCTTCAGTTTTTTGGACTGGTGGATTATCTAAGTCTACTTTATAGACTTCAGGCTCTTCAGAACCTAAATTTACTTTAGTTACTTCCATAATAAAATTTTATAAAATATTAAAAAATAGTAGATTAAAGGTTTTCTAACCCCGCTCCACCTGTTACTATATCATTACCTGATGATTCAAACTTTTTAATCTCTTGCCCCTTGTTTTTCATATCAGCTATCTTTTCACGCGACTGTCTTTCACTGTACTGTAATTGATAGTTTAAATTAAACTCAAGTTGCATAAGCTCTTTTTTAATTTCAGCTTCTCTTTCTAAATACTGAATTTTTAAGTTGTTTCTATTTTGTTCTAACTGAGCGTCTGTTTGAGCTTTAGCTTGATTTTTCTGTACCTCAGCTTGTGCTGCGGCTTGCTGAGCTTGCGCGTTTGCTTGAGATTGAGCTTGTATATTTTGTTGTTGCATCAACTGATCTTTCTCTTGCTTTTTCTTTTTCTTTACTTTAAGTAATTGATTTGCGAGTTTTATATTCCTTATTTCTCTAACATCTATAGCATCGTCTAAGTCTATTAAACCTTGACTCAATGCTACTTGAATATTATTTTCAAGCATAGCTTTTTCTTCTTCATCGGGTGCTAACTCTATAAATATACCAAAATCGTGAAGATGAAGTTCTTTTAATTCTTCAAGTGTTGCTACATTATGAGAACCTATAGCTCTAATAAAAGCCTCTTTAGTAGGTGAATACTCCACAATGTCAGATATTCTAAGCGATAAACACTCTGCAGCTTCAGCTGTTAAATAAAGCATAGACTGCAATATATGCCTAGTAGCAGTATTACTATTTGCTGCCGCTAATTTCTGTACACCAACTAAAGCGTTTTTATCTGGCATACTACCATCTCTAGCTTCATTAAGTCCGGTAACATCACGTATCATTTGTAAATAATAGTTGTATGTAGCTATTAAAGTTTGAAGTTTATTACCGCCACTACCGTTTTGTATTTGTTGTATTGGTACTTTACCAGGATTCATATCACCTTCAGAAGTAAACGATCTACCAATAACCGAGCCTGTTTGGAAGAACATGTTTAAAGCTTCTCGCGGATTATAGTTTGTACCATTACCTAAGTCTATTTCAGCTAAGCCATCAGCATCTAAGTATACACCGTCAGGCACCATACGATTCATTACTTGTTGAATCTTCAAGTGTGTTAACTGTATAGTGTCTGCAAAACCTGTTATTCTACCGACAAGAGATTGGATCCTACCGTCATACATCCTAGGTGCAACAATATTGTAGTTCATTTTAACTTTACCAAAATCAGACTTAGACCTCATCATATTAGAAGCCATCTCCCATTTTAATAACTTATCTGTACCTAAAACTAAAACGCCTTCATACATTACTTCAACAACACGGTCTAATCTAGAAAAATCTCCATCCATGTCTTCAGGAGGATTAAACGTATCATCTTTCTTTATAACTTTATCAGCGCCTGTACCAGTTTTCTTTACTTTATAAACATCATTTGCATTTGTTTTAAAATTAAAGTACAAAACTGTAACTTCATTTTTTCTTTGTCTTATAACAGAATCAACATAAGAAGTTGATTTATTTAATATCTCTTCTATTTCTGATTCAGTTAAATTAGGAAACTCTTTTACAAGTTCATTTATAGGAACTGTTTTTACTTCACCTACATAATATATATCTTCAAAATAAGGTGAGTCACTGTAAGAATAAACTAAGTTAGCAGGGTCAACATATTCTACTTGAGCACCATCGCTATAGTTAAAACTAGTCTTAGTAGCGCCTATACCTATTGTAACTAAATCATACAGAGCTCTTCGCTTAATTAAATCATAGTCACATCCTTCAAACAAAGTATTTATAGCTTGTTCTTCAGCTATTTCAATAGCTTGTTTATAACTAAGTTGCATATGAAGAGCTAATTCTTCTTCGCTATCAGGTAAAGTCTCTTTGTTGTTTTCGTATATATTCATACCAAAACCTTGCTGTACCATCTCGTTGTACTCTCTAGCTTGAATATCTTTTAACATAGACTCCATGTACTCAGTCCTTTTGCTGGTACCGCTAGGATCTTGAGAATAAGCTTTTACTTCGTAACTTCTTTGAGACATTCCGTTTACTACAATATCTACAAATTTAGGTATTATAGGCACAGGCTTCCAGTCTAAATTTAAATAGCTTAAGTCACCGTTTATAGATAACTCGTTTTTATATTTTTCTATAGACTGTTCACCTCTAGCATAAAGTCTTAAGTTATGAAAATTATTCATTGAATCTCCATATCTACTGCGTTGACCATAACCTTCTTTGTATCTAGACGTTTTACCGCCAAACCATTCTGACTGTATAGCTCTAGCTACTTTAAGACCATACTCTTGAGTCATTTTTTCTAGATCACTAACTGCTTGAGAAGGAAAGTAATCAGAGCCACTCGCGTACGCCATAATTTATTGTTTTATTATTTTAGATGATATTCCTTTATTGTTATATCTAGTT